TACCGGCTGCTGTACCGGCTGCTGTACCGGCTGCTCCTTGGCAGCCTTTGCGATGACGGCGATCTGCTCCGCCGTGTAGCCAGCAGTTGCCAATGCGATAATATCAGTTGCTTTCATGCTTTTCCTCCTTGATAAAAGCTTCGAATCCGTGTGCTTTCACGGATTCCAACATTTTTTCAGCGTTCTTCCGATCCCGGAACGCACCGACTTGTACATGATACAGTGTTTCGGTTTTGGGCGCTTCGTCGTTCGGGGCCTTGTAGGGGATCCCGAAGTATTCGCACACACCCTTGCATATCGCTTCAGCGATAGTTTTTGTGTGGGTGATGATCCAGCGGGCCGTCTCGGGGACGTCGTGAAATTCGCATTCACAGTACACGGTCGGGGCCGCCGGTTTGCGGATTTCGTAGAGACTCGCGTCTGCGCTGATGTTGTCAGATGTACCCGGTGTCAGCGGTGCCAGATTGTGATAGATACACAGCCCCGCCTTGCGGCCATCGCCAGTGTTGTCATAGGTGTAGATGCGTGTACCGGACACCTCGCCGTTGCAGGCATTGGTGTGGATAGGGATGTAAAGGTCTGCTCCCCATGCATCGGCATTTGCAACTTTTGTGGCCATATCCTGATAATGCACAAGCCGCACCGCAAAGCCGCAGCGTGTCAGCGCCCCCTCCAGCGCCACGGCAATTTTGCCGCACTGGATCGCCTCGCTGGTGTTGCCTGATGCGTACCGATTACGCGTCTGATCGCTGGGACTCAGAAAAATTTTCTTTGCCATTGGTTGCTGTCTCCTTTCGGATGATGTTGTCAATACCCGGAGTAAATACTTTCAAATTTTCAATGATGCTGCCGATCTCCATCAGCGCCACATAGCCGCAGCCGGTCTTAAACAGCGGCAGGCCTGCATCCAAGCCCATAGCCGCCGACTCGATCTCCACCAGATACAGCAGGCCCAAGACAAGGACTTCCCCCGCCTTGTGAAAAAGCCCTTGACGCATCACACCGGATTTAAACGATTTGCTGTACAGCGCTTTCAACAGGCCGGACAGGATGTCCACCACAATAAAGACTGCCACACCAATTACATAGACTCGCATACTACCACCTCGATTTTATTTTTGTTGGAGGGAGGGCATCAGGAGTCTGTCAAACTCACGCACGCCCTTCCGGGGCTGACATTGTGCGGCCCTCCCTCCTTTACATAATACCATATTATAAAAAAAAGTCAAGAATTTTAGAATAACACTTGACTTTATATAAACTCCATGCTATACTATAGTTACAGTAAAGGTAACGGACAGGCCAAAGGCCGGAAAGGATGCATTAAAATGACTACCAGAGATTACATGATCGACAGCAACGAAAACCTCAGCTGGTGCAAGCCCATCTCCTTCGATGGCGGCAACATCATCATCACCCGCAATGGCGGCGAGATCACAGGGATCTTCGCCGACGGCGAAGACCTCGACGTCACGCCGGAGAACATCCGCGCTATCGCACTCCGCATTGATCCCGACTGCGGCGGAGACATCGACATGGTCAACGCAACCGGCCGTGAATTGGCTTGCCGCGAATGCCCGTGGTTCTCCGCCTGCTGCGCTATGGACGAAAACTGTGAGGAGGAATAAGTCATGAAGAAGATCATCAACAACAAGGTGTACGACACGGGAACCGCCACACGGGTTGGCCGTGCAAGCACGGGTGCAGTGTTATACCGCAAACGCACCGGCGAATATTTCATCTTCGGCGAAGAATGGATTCTCCCGCTTACCTTTTTCGAGGCCAAGAGTTGGGCGGCATACAATCTGTGCACTGACACATACCTGTCATTGTTCGGAGATGTCGCCGAGGATGGCCGACGTGTGACGATCACACTGTCCATGCGGGCCGACACCGTCGATGCGCTGCGCCGCGCCGCATCGAAGGATGGTCGAACCTTAAGCGCATACGCAGAAAGCGCAGTGCGCACAGCAATATTATGGGATAAATAATGACACAAAAAGAGGGGCTCACAGCCCCTCTTTTTGTGTGTCATGCCATGTACTTAAGCAACAAAATTTCGCAGAGACGTTCTTCAAACACCACCCGCCGCTGCATATAGGCCTCCCACAGCCATGAAAATGCCACCTTAAAGCGCCGCAGCTCGGACGGCCCGGTGCCGTAATGCGGGGGATTGCCGGAGGTGTGTGTACTAAAATAATAGTCCTTCTGGCCCTTGATGCGGTATGCGGTCAGTTCCCCGACGGTCACCACCGGCACCAGCTGATGCAGCGGGATGGACTGGATCCGGTTTTCACCGGCACCGGCAAAGGTGTTCCCAATGGCCATCTGACTGTATTCCCCGTCCTTTGCAAGTCTATACAAAGCTGTCGCCGTTTTCTCTCGGGAAATGGGGGACTTTTGCAAAATGATCATACAAATTCCCCGCTTGGAATCAATGTAAACCTCCTGCCCTTTGCGGCGCATTGACTCCGCTTTTCGGACAAGCCCCAATTCCAAAAACACGGGGTTCCCAAGGTCGTTGGCATTGGCAAGACATAAAAGCTGACAAGGTGCTGCTCCGTCCAGCTCCCGGTTACGATTGATCGTCTCATATGCGTTAAACAGGGCTGCAGCCTCATTTTTGATTGGTCGTTCGTGTGCCTCGGGAATAAACTCGTCAAATATAATCAAATCCACGTCGCTGGCATCAAAGCCACGCATATTGGATATGGTGGACAGCGCACAGGTATACCCGATGCAATCCCCTGTCACCTGCGGTGTGCCGTGTTCGTCCAGTTGCCCGTCGTAAAACCCCGCCGTGTATTTGCTTAACGACCTGCTGACCGTGCATTGGTGGTCAACACGGTCAACGGCCTTAAAGGGGGAATACTCCGGCTTGTTGATCAAGTCCACTTGGGACTGCATCCGGCGGAGCAGCATAAAACGCGCACCTGTGGCACGATACCTCCGACGCGCTTCTCGCAGCGCTCCGAAGGTTTTGCCGGTGCCACGACCACCCACCACAAATATAAATGGCTGTCTGCATTTTAGGATGTCGGGGATGTTAAGGTATCCACGGTGGTCGTAAAGATTCATACCCCGCCTCCGTCAAAACGGCAAGTCCTGTTTTGCCAGAGCGGCGCTGACCATGTCGAGGATCAGACTTGTTTCGTCCTGACTAAAGCGCTTGTAGACGATCCCCCAGTACTTCCCATCCTTCCCCTTGCGGGAGGGGAGGCTGATAAAGTCGCCGTTTTTGCCCTCCACCACACGGCAGCCGTAGATGGTAAAGTCGTCGATGGTCAGGTCAAACAGCACGTCCTTGTCAAACTGCACTGCTCGTCTCACGGCATACTCGTGATTGTAGGTCTTGGTCTCGCTCGTTGTGTTACGGGTTCTCATATTATTTCCTTTCTGCGTGTTAAAGCCCGCCAGCTTATAAACATTATTCATCCCGGAACCGGTGCTTACACAGTAAATAGTAATCGGGATCGCTCAGGATGTCCTCATAGTCCTGTGTAATGCCGACACGATAGGTGCTGTCCCGAATCAGGATGTTCGGCACCATCTCAAAACGATGGCCCTGCCATTCCTCCGTGTGCGGCACCACATCGTCATTATAAACGCTCTCCGTGCCGCCAGCGTCCACAAACAAAAAGCCGGACTTAAAAGCAGTAATACCGCCATGCTTGTCAAGTTCTGCGCCGCCCTTCTCCTTGTTCACGCCTGCGATGGTGCAGCGGCATTTGCCATCTTCGTACACCGTGACGTATTTCTTGGCTCCCAGACTGACAAAATGGTTCGCTGTATGCTCCTGCTCATAAACCCCCATGTAATGCTCCTCGCCGTGGGGATCCGTTGCGTGGGCACCGGACCGGATACTATCGGCCATTCGCTTCTGATTGTATTTCGACCAGTCCACATCACCAATGTACTTGACGGAGTCGGTATCGCAGTAAATAGGCCAACTGTGTTCACCGTCGGCCATGCGCAAACCTTCCTGCAGACGGCACCTTGCCCAAGCTGTCACCCAGACTCCCCACTGATAGCACAAAAACGCCCGTTTGCTGTTGGCGTTCAGCAAATCCTCGATTGGCTCGTCCTTCTGCCGGAACAGCCAGTCGGTACCTTCTTCAAACAAAATGGATTGCTTCACAGGATCCTGCGCCATCATGCCATAAAGGGAATTCAGCAGATTTTTACTTTTACTGTAAAAAGGCGATTCGTGACCATGTTCGTCCAACACGCCCTTTAGCTTTGTCTTGGTCTGGTAGTAGTCGATGGTGCAGCGCACCAGCGGTGCCGGCAGCTGGTCATATCTGCTGTGGTAGCCTGTCAAGATCTCGATGTCACTAAAATCGTACTGGTCTAAAAGGATGCGTAGATCAATATCTGTGATCGTAGTCTCCAGCATCTCCGCCGACAGGATTCGGCCATTGTCCAAAACAGGATGGATTGTGTTCCGGCATTTGGCATAGCTGATATACGGGAATCCCCATGCCGGATCTGACAAGGACACATCCCACAGCCTGACACGCAGCAACAGCGCATAGCCACGATGATACAAAACCATGGCACGGTCGATACCACCGTCAAAGGCATAAAAGCGGCCCATGGGAAACTTGCAGTTACACATAACATCGGGATAGCTGCTGCTGCGATCTGCGCTGTGGACATTGTCCAGCACCTTACCGGCAAAATGGCGGTTGCAATGGGTATCGCCGCCCCGGAACGCCTCCCGTAGCATTTTGTATAGCTCCACGTCCGGCTGCAAGTCCCGAATCATTTTGCTGGAACAAAAACGCATCGCACGCTTACAGTCTCGCCGGACATAGCCGGTGCTGGTCGGGGGAACGGAATAAAGGTTATCCTTATCTCTGGCCATTTCTGCCTGATACGCTTCCACCAGCCCCAAAACGTCGTTCTGGCAGTATTGCAACTGCCGGTCGGTCAATGGCGTATCCGGGAAGCGCAGTTCCTTGTAGTCAAATTCGTCGCCGTCCAGCTTCTGGTGGTCAACGTGCATCTTTTTGGTATACTGCTTCAGCGACATATTGCTGTGCAGCATGGCACAGCGAAATTCCAAGCGCTTGTCGGCCATCGTGCATTTCAGAATCCGCCGGGAGTCCACGGCAAAAACCTCGTCCGGCTGGAATGTATAAATGCCACGCAGAAACTGGAATTCGTACGACAGATTGTGTACCAGAACGACCAAAGATGCATCGCCGTGATCGTCCAGCACCCGGAGAAGCCGCTGGATGAATAGACGCAGTTCTGACCATGTGCGGCCATAGACTGTGTAAAAGTCACCAAATTGCCACTGCCAGACGTAAAGCAAGGATTCCTCCCGTTCTGGGTGATGGCTGGTCTCGATATCAAAGGCTGTGATGATGTCCAGATACTTGCGCTCTTGCTTTTTCGCAGGGTTCCCACGCTTACGCTTGACAAACCCTACTTGCATCAAAAATGCCAAGTCAACATCGGCGGCCCGTACCATAGGTGTTGTTTTCATTGCATCTTACCACGCACAGATTTGGCGCTCTGCCGCTTACTGGGATCCCGTCGGAGCTGCTGCATCGCCGTGTTTGGATCGTCAGTGATATCTATTTGATCCAAATAAAAATCGAAATTCGTTTTCACACGATCCAAAGGAATTTTCGAATATTTGGCGCTGCGGTATAAAGCCACGACTTCTTCAAAAATGTAACGCTGGCCCTTTAGTTCACGGGCAAACTCCAAAAACTTGGTGAACTCCTCGTAATTTCCGGCATTAAGCCAATTCATCCCCCATCGATCCCTAAAAGTGTTGATCGCTTTTTTCGTCTGGATGCGTGTCCCGGATAATGTGCTGGTCTTGGATTGCAAAAACGCAACCACATCCGTCAGGCCTGCCGCCAGCTGGCGCTTGTTTAATTTATAAGGGGATGTTGCGCCGGTCAGAAAATGCTTATTTGCTTGGTACGCATAGCTTCCCTCATATTTTGTGCCTTGGAAAGCTTTAAGGCGGGCCTGTGCTTCTATCCGCAGCGCCCTGTACTCGGCCAACAGCTGCTTCTTGTTGTAATTTTCAACCAACGCACTGGGCAGCTGGTAGTCGCTGATCGGAAAGGAATATTTGACACGACGGCCCTTAACCGTGCTTTTTGGCCCGCTGGTCAATTTGCTTTTAGGCTTCCTTTTCGACTTGCTGGCCATATAGCACACATCCCTTCTGCTTCAGATCCGCCCGTCTGCGGTATGCCTCCATGGGATACCAGCCGCATCTGGCGCACTCACAAGCGCCGATGTTACACTTGACGCCGATATTGTAGGGACAGGGCTGTTCTCCGGTTTTATTCTTCGTCATACTCGATCACCTCCAACCATTTTAGTAATAGCCACGCCGCACCGGCGGATACTGTGACTGCTAACAAAGCATATTAAACCTCTCTTTCTTTGTTGTGTCGTGCGTACCGGTTAAATCGGGGGTTGCTAAACGGAGACAGGGCCTGCGCCTTCGCCCGCTGGCGATCTCGCTCCACATAGCCCTCCATGCGCTGCCGGTCGTACTCCTTAAATTCACGGCACCTGCTCCGACAGTTACAAGACCGATGCGTGCATTCTTTAGTACAAGGGCATTTCATCGGTGGACACCTCCTTCTCGGCCTCTGCATTACACCGGGCGGTTAAGCCGCTCTCCGGCCCACTATTATTATACCACTCCGGCCCGTAGTATTACAGTTACAAATAATTACATTTGTTTACAAAACGGTAACAGCCTTGCCGTGGCGTGACAGCTGCGGCCTCCGGCGCTGTGGCAGATGCGCGGCCAAGTGGTTGTTGGATAGGCGTTAGCCTTGGACGCTGTTGTTGATGTTTCGCCCATTAGTACAGCTTATGGTGGAAGCCGTATCATTAGTATATTATTAG